AATCGGCGAAGCGGGTTAAAGAGGATATGAACTATCAGTTGGTCTGTAAGATGACTGACTATAGATCGGAGCACGAGAGAATGCTGTGGAACTTGCCGATAGCGGGTTCAGCGTTTAAAAAGACCTATTTTGACCCCTCATTAGACCGGGCGGTGTCTCAGTTCGTCCCGGCGGAGGACTTTGTAGTCAGTTATGGGGCGTCAGACCTCACATCAGCGCAGAGATACACTCACAAGATGAAGAAAGCCCGCAACGAGGTGAGAAAGATGCAGGTCAGTGGGTTCTACCGAGACGTTGAGCTGGGTGATCCTGTAGCAGACAGAGACGACATAGCGGATAGTAAAGACTCACTGGGAGGATATACTTCAGATAGTGATGACCGTTACACGCTGCTCGAGGTCCACTGCGAGTTAGACTTAGAGGGATTCGAGGACGTAGACGAGGATGGCAACGAGACGGGTATAGAGCTGCCATACATCGTGACAATAGATAAGGGGTCTAATACAGTCCTGTCTATATATAGAAACTGGCGGGAAGATGACGACCAGAAGAAGAAACGGATACACTTCTCGCACTATACTTATATACCCGGGTTTGGGTTTTATGGTTTTGGGCTTATTCACCTCGTCGGTGGGTTCGCCAAGGGCGCTACCTCAATATTGAGGCAGCTTGTGGACGCAGGGACGCTGTCTAACCTCCCCGGAGGGTTCAGAACTCGTGGGTTGAGAATAAAAGGCGGGGATATGCCCATAGCACCGGGAGAATTCCGGGATGTGGACGTGCCTGTAGGCACAATACGTGACAATATCATGCCGTTGCCGTTCAAAGAGCCGTCAGTAGTACTCTACTCACTATTAGAGAACATTGTGTCGGAGGGTAGGAGATTTGCGGCGGTAAGTGACGTGAACGTCGCCGATATGCAGCCAAATGCGCCAGTTGGGTCAACTCTAGCGGTCTTAGAACGCACTTTGAAGACAATGACGGCTATTCAGGCGCGGGTTCATGCGGCTATGAAGCACGAGTTGTACTTATTAATGACAATAATGCGGGATAACGCCCCTGCAGAGTATGAATACGACGCTCATGGCAAGGAAGGGGCTCAAGCTAGGGCTAACGACTATAATATGGTGGAGGTGATACCCGTCAGCGACCCTAATGCGTCCACTATGAGCCAGAGAATAGCGCAGTATCAGTCCGCGCTACAGTTAGCGCAGTCAGCACCGCAGATATACAACCTGCCGTTACTACACAGACAGATGATAGAGACTTTAGGCATTAAAAACGCTGAGAAGTTAATTCCGATAGAGGACGATCAGATGCCAGTAGACCCAGTTTCTGAGAATATGGCGCTACTCAAAGGCAAACCAACTAAGGCGTTTCTCCATCAGGACCATGAGTCGCATATGGCGGCGCATATGGCATTTGGGCAGGATCCCAAGATACAGCAGATGTTAGAAATGCAGGGGCCAGCGGGTAAGGCCAAAATGGCTGCAGGTATGGAGCACATAAACGAGCATATGGCGTTCTTATATCGGTCGCAAGTAGAACAACAGCTCGGCGTTCCGCTCCCTCCACCCGACCAACCTCTCCCTGAGGACGCTGAGGTTCAGCTGTCTAAGTTAATAGCAGAAGCTGGGGAGCGTGTATTTGGAGCTAATACACAAGAGATGCAGGCTAAACAGGCCCAGCAGAGAGCTGAGGACCCAGTAGTTCAGATGCAAGTGCAGGAGATGAAAATCCAGCATGGTGAGTTACAGAGAAAAATGAAGAAAGACGAGATGGACCACCAGATTGACTCTACTAAACTACAGATTGAAGCGGCTAAAATAGATGGTCAGGCTGCGTCTACTCGTGTAGATCAGGCGTTCAAAGCGAAGAAATCCATGATGGACTCAGAGCTTGAACAGGCTAAGGCAGTTGAAGCCTCTACTAGTACTAAGATAGATCAGGCTTATAAAGCCAAAAGCTCGCTGTTAAACAATGAGCTGGAGAAAGAGAGACTAGCTACCCAAGATAAGCAGAAACGCGTGGATCAGGCGTTTAAGGCTAAAGAAGCACTAATGAAGGACGAAAGAGAGAGACTAAAAATGAGAGCAGATGCTATTAAATCGCAAACGGGGGGAAATAAATGATAAGACAATTCGCGGAGTTCTACCGCGCCGAATTACGGAGCGCTATGGACCGCGCAGCTGATAGTTTAGCTAACGACTCAGCTAAGGATTTTGGAGACTACCGCCATATGACTGGCGTAATACGTGGGCTAGCGGAAGCTGAGCGCGCGCTTTTAGATATCGTCGAGGCTTATTCAGAAGACAACGACGCAGAATAGGATAAATATATGAAAGAGAATACGGAATTAACCGCAGATAGCGTTCCAACTCCTACGGGATACCACTTATTAGTAGCTCTCCCTGATGTTAAGGATACTTATGAAAGTGGGATAGTAAAGTCAGATATTGTAATGAAGAACGAAGAGATCTCTACTATGGTCGTACGGGTAGTAGATATGGGGCCAGACGCATACCAAGATGAAACTAAGTTTCCTTCTGGTCCGTATTGTGAGGTGGGAGACCATATTCTTATACGAGCTTATTCAGGTACTAGGTTTAAAATATTCGGCAGAGAGCTGTTTAGATTAATTAATGACGACTCTGTAGAAGCAGTAGTTGTAGACCCAACGGGATATTCCCGCATTTAGGAGATATATTATGGCACAAGCCAACGAAGACATATTTGCCGACACTGAGTATATTGTCGGCGACGAGATAGAGACCCCACCCACGGCTGAGGTGGAAGAAGTTGAAGATGAGCTAGTAGTAGAAGTTTCTGATGATACCCCAGAGACAGACCGGGATCATGACCCATTACCCAAGAAGATATCGGACGAGCTGGAAGATTTAGATAGCTCAACTGAAGCAGAGAATTATTCTACTAAAGTTCAGCAACGGATATCGCAGATGAAAAAGGCGTGGCACGATGAGCGCCGGGCTAAAGAGTCGGCGTCTCGCGAGCGAGATGAGGCGGCGACGTTAACTCAGCAGTTAATGGCCGAACGTGATGCATTACGTCAGAAACTTAGTACTGGAGAGGCGTGGGCGTTAGTAGAGACTAAAAAGCGAGCTGACCTAGCGGTAGAGTCCGCTAAGCGGCAATATCGTGATGCGTATGAGGACGGAGACTCAGAAAAGATAACTGAGGCGCAGTATAAGTTAAGCGAAGCTACTATAGACCACAACCGCGTACAACAGATTACACCCCAATTTGCTTTACAGGCGCCTAGAAACCCTGTATATAATGAACCACAGAACCAACCGCCGCCCACAGCGCCTCCCGCTCCTGATACTCGAGCTCAAGAATGGGGGAAAACTAATGAGTGGTTTGGCGCTGACGATGAGATGACCAGTTTTGCGCTGGGGTTACATCAAAAGTTAGTCAAGGAAGGAGTACCTCCTTCTACTGACCATTATTACGAGCGCATCGACGCTCGCATGAAAGAAGTGTTCCCCGATAAACTCGGAGGAGCTCCAAAGGGAAAGCAACAACCCTCTACCGTTGTTGCGCCAGTAGGCCGGACGCCTAAAGGTAGGAAGGTAGTGCTAAATAAGTCTCAGGCTGCTATAGCTAAACGGCTTGGTGTGTCTAACGAGGCTTACTATCGTGAGCTGGAAAAAATTAGTAAAGGAGCATAATATGTCGAGTCCTAATAAAAGTCGAAGCCCGCGAGAAACAGATACTCGGGAGAATGAAACCCGCACAAAACAATGGCAGCCAGCTAGTCTACTGCCCGATCCTATACCACAAGAGGGTTATACCTTTAGATGGGTACGACGCTCCATGCTTGGAGTTGAAGATCCTACTAACTTCTCTCGTAAAACCAGAGAAGGCTGGGAACCGTGCGCCATTAAGGCTCATCCTGAGATGCGAACTGTGCTTGATAAAAGCGCTATAGCTTCTGGGCTCGTTGAAACTGGTGGGGTTATCTTATGTAAGATGCCTGACGATTTAGTTAAACAGCGAGAAGATTATTATCACGGCAACAGTAAAGCTCAGATGGAATCTGTAGATAACAGTTTTATGCGGGAGAATGATCCGCGCATGCCGTTATTTAAAGATCGTGATTCTAAGGTAACTTTCGGTAGAGGGTCATAACAATTTAATTTTCCTTAAGGAGATTTTTTCATGGCTTACCCTACTATTTCTGGCCCTTATGGGCTGAAACCAACAGGTAAAATAGGCGGACGTGCTGACAACGGGGCAAATCGTAATATTTCGATTGCTAGTGGTTATGCTACGAACATCTTTTTTGGCGACCCTGTTGGTTTAACTGCCGCTGGCACTATCGAGTTTGAAACGCCCGATGCTGCTATGGCTCCTGTAGGTGTGTTTCTTGGCTGCTTCTATACAGATGCGACTAATGGACCTACCTACTCCCAGTATTGGCCTGCGTCAACTGTGGCTTCAGACGCTGTTGCGTATGTATGCGACGACCCAGACCAGTTGTTTAAAGTAGCTGTTGTATCTTCTGGTACAACTATTGGTGACTTCGCGCTTACTGACGTAGGTTTGAACGCTGCTATGGTTAACAACACAGGTTCTACTGTTACTGGTAACTCTAAGGCAGCTATCTCTGATACCGCTGCTACTACCAACACATTACCATTACGTATTGTTGATCTCGTCGAAGAAACTAAAAATAGCTCTGGTGGTTTTACCGAAGCTATTGTTAAGTGGAACGTCGGGCATTCGTACGATAATACTACTGGCGTATAGGAGACTAAATAATGGCTATTTCACGCGCACAGATGCTGAAAGAGCTCCTACCGGGTCTCAATGCGTTATTCGGTATGGAGTACAAACGTTACGGGGAAGAACACAAAGAGATTTTCGAGTCTGAAAGCTCTGACCGTTCTTTTGAAGAAGAAGTAAAACTATCTGGATTCTCAGCTGCACCTGTTAAAGGTGAAGGCGAGGCTATCAATTATGATACGGCTCAGGAAGCATTTACTTCTCGCTATAGTCACGAGACTATCGCTTTAGGTTTCTCAATTACTGAGGAAGCTGTAGAGGATAACTTGTACGATAGCTTGTCTTCCCGTTATACAAAGGCACTAGCGAGAGCTATGTCTTACACTAAACAGGTAAAAGCAGCGAACGTATTAAATAATGCGTTTAGTTCTTCCTATACTGGAGGCGATGGTGTTTCTTTAATCAACACCGCTCACCCTCTAGTATCTGGCGGCACTAACTCTAACCGTCCAACTACAGCGGCTGATCTTAACGAAACTTCTTTAGAGAATGCCGTTATTAACATCGCAGGCTGGACTGACGAGCGTGATCTATTGATTGCGGCTAAGCCTAAGAAGTTAATTATCCCACCTGCGTTACAGTTCGTCGCTACTCGTCTTTTGGAAACAGAAGGTCGTTTAGCTACAGCTGATAACGATATCAGTGCTGTTGTTGCTAACGGCGTTGTACCTCAGGGGTATTCTATCAACCACTTCTTAACTGATACAGACGCATGGTTCTTAACAACTGACTGCCCTAACGGCATGAAGATGTTTACCCGTGTACCTCTATCTACTAAGATGGAAGGTGATTTTGATACTGGAAATGTTCGTTATAAAGCTAGAGAGAGATATTCTTTCGGCTGGAGCGATCCTCTAGGTGTCTACGGTAGCCCGGGCGCGTAAGCGTTTGACTACAAGAAAGAGGGCTCTTCGGGGCCCTTTTTTTATGCTTGACACTTATTTTGTATGGGCGTATAAACAAATTAGCTACAAATAAAGCTACACGTATATATCTGGAACAATCCAGAGTTGACTCAAAGCCTAAAGAGGAACTAAATCATGGCAGCCACACATTTTTCTGGCCCAGTAAATTCTACTAATGGATTTGCTCCGGGCACCGGTTCGATCGAAACTATCACAGCATCTCAAACATTGACCTCAGCGGACAACGGTAAAACGTATGTCCTGTCTCACGCGTCTGTTGTTATTGCTGTTACCCTCCCTTCTCCATCAGCAGGGTTATCATTCAAATTTATTAGTGGGCTAGCTACATCAGCTGCGCACACTATTGCAGCTACTAGTACGCTTCTGTACGGTGGTATTAACGAGCTTGAGGTTGACACTTCAGATGACGGTCCATCTGCATCTGGGGATACAACTCTAACGCTTGTCGCATCTCTGGAAACTGTAGGTGACTTCGTAGAAATGCAATGCGACGGTACTAATTGGTTTATCAATGGACAAACTAAACTAGACGGCGCTATTACGTTCTCGTAAATTAAACTAGGAGAACATTATGCACAGTGATTCTAAATCCACTACTGTTACATCTAGCGGGGCTGTATTTGGAGGCCCTTCTAGGGTAGTCGGTATTTACTACGTAGCATCTGGCACTGCGGGGTCTGTCATCATAAAAGATGGCGGTTCTAGTGGGACTCAAATGCTAAAGATAGCTACTCCGGCGGCGGCCACAGCCACTCAGTATATTAACCTTAGTGACTCACCTATTAGGTGCGAAACTAGCTCATACGCTACGCTCAGTAATGTTACGAGTTGCACCGTTGTTTACAACTAGGAGCTCCAATGGCGAATAAAAAGTTCGACTACAGTAAAGTAAGAGAAATGGGTGAGGCTAAGCGTAAAGCTAAGCAGAAGAAGGATATGAAGAATAAGAGGGGTAACGGCTCGTCTACGTCTAAGTCGAGCGTTACGGCAACTAATAAGCCGCCGAGCCCGAAGAGTATTTCTACTCCGGCTACGCGTAAAGCTAAGCAGAAGAAGGATATGAAGAACATAAGAGGCCCGGGAGCTGTTGATAAGAGCTCTCCTACTCAGATCCAGAGGAAAGCGGTTACGAAAAAAACACCACTGCTAACAGCAGCTACTCCTACACCAGCGATTAAGAAGGAAAAAACACCTACACCAGCGATTAAGAAGGAAAAAACACCTACACCAGAGAAAGAAACCTCTTGGTTGGGTTCTTTGTTCGGTGGAGATAGTTCGGAGAAAGACGAGAAGAGATGGAAGTCATCAAAGTCTCCCAGAGCTAGACGGTCCATCGCAAGAGGGGCTACAAACGCTGGCTACGCTAAAGGCGGTATGGTCAAACCTCGCGGTTGGGGTAAAGCTCGGCATCCTAAGTGTAAATAATGGCTACTAGCGGTAGTCGAGACTTCAAGTTAGACGTTTCTGACGTTATTGAGGAAGCGTACGAGTTAATAGGCATGGAGCTCCGTACGGGGTACGATGCCCATAGAGCTCGGCGCAGTCTTAATATTATGTTTCAGGACTGGTCTAATCGTGGAATTAATCTCTGGACTATAAACCAAGTGTCACTTACGTTAACGGCTGATACAGCGTCGTATACTTTAAACGAGTATGACATAGATGTTTTAGAGGCCGTTGTAAGGCGCTCAGGGCTCGACTATGCTGTTAATCGTATAAGTAGGGAAGATTATCTACATATACCGAACAAAGCGACTACAGGACGTCCTAGCCAAATATACTTTGAACGAGCTTCTACTCCTAAGATTAATCTGTGGCCCACTCCAGATAACAGCACTGATACTCTTATTTCCTATAGAGTACAGAGGGTGCAAGATGCTGACTCTCTAACGAATGATGTTGATGTACCTAGCCGGTTTATTCCAGCTATGGTGTCTGGGTTAGCATTCTATCTTGCAGTTAAGCTGGCCCCGGAGCGGTCTATTCCTATGAAGGAGTTGTACGAGAGTGATTTTCGACGCGCTGCCGATGAGGATAGTGAGTGGGGGTCGCTTAACATATCTCCTAGTCGGGCATACAGTAGATAATTATGGCTTTCGCATCTGGAAAACACGCATTAGCCATCTGTGACCGTTGCGGGTTTAGTTACCCTTATGAGGATATAGGGGAGGAATGGAATGGAGCTAGAGTATGCCCGGACTGTTATGACTATAAGCACCCTCAACTGGAACCGGCGCGGGTCAGAGCAGACCCGGAAGCTCTACAGTTCGCTAGGCCAGATCGTAAGGAGCCTTTAGTTATACACGTAGGGCGTATTGTTCCAACTGTTCCGTTCGATGAAAAACATATCCACGCCTCTGGCGAGGTAGGAACCGTAATAGTGAGTATTACATAATGGCCGGATTTACATACACAACACTTAAACAAGCAATTCAGGACTATACTGAAAACACCGAAGCTACGTTTGTTAGCCAACTTGATACGTTTATCAAAAACGCAGAAGAGCGGGTTTTAAAAGAAGTTAACCTGAGCGAGTTCCGTAAAAATGCGTCAGCTAATCTTCTGTCTGGTAATAAATATATACCTAAGCCAGCTGACTGGCTCTCGACGTTTTCTGTATCTATAACAGTATCTGGAGCGCATAAGTTTTTACTCAACAAGGACGTTAGTCTAATTCAAGATTATTCTCCAGTACCCAGCACCACTGGAGAGCCTAAGTACTACGCTAATTTTGATGTTGATAACTTTATAGTAGCGCCTACTCCCGATGCAGCGTATGCGGTTGAATTGCACTATTTTCATAGACCCGGATCTATAACAGATACCGTAGGTAATCCTACGGGAGTTACATGGTTAGGAACTAACGCTAGTCAAGCGTTACTATATGCAGCACTCAGTGATGCTTATATATTTATGAAAGGAGAACCTGATTTAATTCAAACGTACGAAGGTAGGTTTGCTGAAGCTATACAACATCTAAACGAATTTAGCGTTAGGAAAGAACCCAGTGACGTCTACCGATCTGGGGCTAGAACATAATGCTAATTAGCCATACTACATTTTATACAGGAGATATCTAATGGCAATAACACAAGCGATGTGCACGTCGTTCAAACAAGAACTTATGACAGGCACTCATAATTTTACTGCGTCTACAGGTGATACTTTTAAAGTAGCTTTATATACTAGTAGTGTTACTTTAAGCGCAGCTACTACAGCGTATTCAGCTACGAATGAAGCGTCTGGTACTGGGTATACAGCTGGAGGGGCGGCTCTAACTAATATCACTCCAACCACCTCTGGAACTACGGCGTTTGCGGATTTCAGTAATGCCTCATGGACTTCGGCTACTATTACCGCTCGTGGAGCTCTAATATATAATAGTACGGATTCTAATAAAGCGGTATTAGCGCTTGATTTCGGCGGGGATAAAACCTCCACGAATGGTACTTTTGAGATTCAGTTTCCCACTGCAGATGCAAGTAACGCGATTATACGTGTAGCGTAGTATGGCTAACGTCACGGTTCTTGTTGGAGAAAGCTACGGGTCTGGAGATTATAGCCGTACGTTGTATGGTACTGATACTCAGGTCCCCGGCGCGGTAGCTGCTGTTGGTAGTGTAACTACAACAGCAAGTGCGGTAGTAACTCCAACTGGAGTAGCGGCAACAGGTTCGGTAGGTAGCGTAACTATAGTAGCGAGCGCTACTGTTCTCCCAACAGGGGTGGCGGTTACAGCTACATTGGGGGATGAAACCTCCGCGGCTTCGGCTGTTGTGGCTGTTACTGGCGTATCGGCAACAGGTAGTGTTACTTCTGTTGCTGGCATTATAGAGGGTGTAGGAGTTATATTCTCCGTTACAGGGTTAGCAGCAGCGACAAAACTCGGAGCGGCTTATTCAGGCGGAGTATACGGAACTGGTGATTATAGCCATCCATTTACTCTAACTACGGCGGCTGGGGCAGGAGTAGTACTTACTGGAGTTTCAGCAACAACTAGCGTTGGGGATGAAGTAGTAGCGGCGTCCTGTGCAGTTGTAGTGACCGGCTTAACAGCTTCGGCTGGGCTTGGAGATGAGACCACTAGAACAGTTAATTTAATTCCTGTTACTGGAGTTTCGGCTTCTACTTTTGTTGGGAATACTACTGATACCTTAATAGTTGACGTAACGGCTGGGGCTACAGTTTCGGTAACTGGGGTATCGGCCACTATAGATTCGGCGGGTTTATTTACAGTATGGGGGGATCTGGCTACTTCAGACACTACTCCTACTACAACATGGACAGACATAGCAGCTTAAATTTAGGATAATAAAATGGCTTCAACATATTCAGGTGGTATAGGTAAATTACAACTTATAGCCGATGGCGAGAAATCAGGAACATGGGGGCAGATTACTAACGCTAATCTGCAGGTTATTGAGGAGATGGTATCTGGATATTCGACCCATGACGTTGCGGGGTCTGGCTCAACTACTTTATCCGGTGATGCTAATGTTGGAACTTCGTTTGCAGCGACGGAAGCGAAAGCGGTTATTATAAAATTAACTGGAGCTGTTACTGGAAATCACGACGTTGTAGCTCCGGCTAAGGCTGGATGGTACATTATATGGGATACTTCCTCCGGTAATTACGATCTTACACTCAAACCTTCCGGTGGAACTGGAGTAATCCTCCCTAGAAATGGTAAGTCACTCATGTTTACCGACGGCTCTACAATGTATAACTTGTTTGAGGAGCTAAATAAGGTAACAGAGATTAACGATGCTGATAATAACGAAGTAATTAAGTTCGGCACTACGGCTTCCGCTGTTAACGAGTTAACTATAACCAATGCAAGTACTGGCAACGGCGCTACTATAGCAGCTTCCGGCGGTGATACTAATGTAGATATAAATGTAACGCCTAAGGGTTCCGGGTCTGTAGTAATACCTAAAGCCACTATCTCAGCGGGGGTTGTTTCTGGCATTACTGATATCACAGTAGCTGACGGCGGGACTGGAGCTAGCGACGCATTAAACGCTCGGCTTAATTTAGGGCTGGTTATAGGGACGGACATCCAAGCGTATGACGTAAGTACTTCCAAAGTTGACGTAGCTGAGACCCGAGCTAGTAGCATTAATATGAATGGGCAGATCCTGCAAAAACCACTGTTAAAGAATAGTACTGAAGCGCAAGTAGCTATGGTAGCTAACGATGTAGACTTAACCGCAGGTAATGCGTTTTCTAAAACTATAACAGGGGCTTCAGTATTAACTATATCTAATACCCCAGCGGGTACTAACTTACGCACATTCCACCTCGTATTAACTAACGGAGGCGTCGCCGATATAACGTGGCCTTCTGCCGTTAAGTGGGTGAGTGGCACAGAACCAACATGGACAACTTCCGGTACTGATTTATTATCATTCCGAACCATAGACGCCGGTACTACATGGTACGGCCTCTTAGAAGGCGCTAACTTTAGCTAATAGGTAACGAAAATGGCAGATACAACAACTACGAATTACGCATTTACAAAACCCGAAGTTGGAGCCAGCTCTGACACTTGGGGTACCAAGCTCAATACAAACTGGGACGATCTCGATACCGATCTGGCAACGCTGGCCGTTAAAACGAACAACTTATCAGACCTGTCGAGTGCGGTAACGGCGCTTACTAATCTGGGGTTAACTTCAACGGCGGCTGAACTGAACCTTTTGGATGGGGTAACAGCCACAACTGCTGAATTGAATTACACTGATGGAGTAACCTCCGCGATTCAAACTCAGATTAACGGTAAAGAGGCTTTACCTTCTCTAAAGTCAGCTAATTATACTGCGGTTGCTGGTGATACTGTACTTGTAACGGCTGGGTCAATCACAATTACATTACCAGCGTCACCCTCCGCTGGTGATACAGTTATTGTTAAAGACGGTACTGGTGCGGCGGCTACAACAAGTTGGACAGTGGCAAGGAATGGTTCAAACATCGCTTCAAGTGCGACAGACCTGACTTTTGATAAAAACTGGTCTGAGTTATGTATGACCTACATCAACGCCACAATCGGCTGGAGTATCTAAATGGCTAACCTCAGTGATTTGCTGGGCGGCGCAGTTTCCAATGTGGAGGATGTAGAGACTGTTACCTCTTCATCTTCTGACCCAGCCATAGACAGCAACCCATCCGCGACAGGGCATATATGGATTAACACCACATCGGGTGAAGTCTATGTATGCACTGATATAACGAGCGGTAGTAATGTCTGGACTAATATGGGTGATGGTGAGGATGCGGTAGAACCTCCTAAGTGGTATGGGGGCAGGGGTATATGGGCAGGTGGGGTGTGGGGAGGTAACAATACTATCGACTATGTAACCATATCCACAACAAGCAACGCTACGGATTTCGGTGATCTGCCCCAAGCTACCAGTATGTTGGCTGGGTGTTCCGATGGTAGTAGGGGGGTATTTGGGGGTGGTTGGACATCAAACTATTACCAAAATTCCTATATTAATTATATAACCATATCCACAACAAGTAATGCCACATCCTTTGGTAGCTTGACAGTTGCAAGGAGAAACTTGGGGGCGTGTTCGGACGGGTCTAGGGGCGTATGGGCAGGTGGATACTTCCACTCTGGTACTGTTTATTATAATACCATTGACTATGTAACCATAGCCACCACAAGTAGTGCTACCGACTTCGGTGATCTTCTCCGTTCAGAACAAGGACAGGCTGGGTGTTCTGATGGTAGTAGGGGAGTATTTGGGGGGTCAAAGGAGTCGGGTGCGTTTGATTACCGGAATTATATCTCTTATATCACCGTAGCATCAACTGGCACCGCTACCGATTTCGGTGATCTATCGGTCGCTAGGCAGGGAGTAGGATCGTGTTCTAGCAAAACGAGAGGTATCTTTGCTGGGGGTCAAACCCCATCAGAATCTGATGTTATTGACTACATCACCATAGCTTCAACAGGTAATGCCACAGATTTTGGTAATTTATCCTCTATAAGACTGCGGTCGGGTGCTTGCTCCGATCCCGATAGGGGAGTATTTGGGGGAGGTGGAGAGTCTGGCACTAATATTATTGAATATATCGCAATTGCGTCAACAGGAAATGCTACAGATTTTGGCGACTTGACTGTAAGTCGTGCGTATATATCAGCCTGTTCAGGAGATTAAGAGATGAGTAATTTAAGCGATTTACTAGGCGGTACAATCTCCAGCCTGAACGATTTGGGAGGAGCGACATACTCATCCTCTGACCCAGCGACAGACAGCAACCCATCGGAGACTGGTCATCTATGGATTAACACTACATCGGGTGAAGTTTATATCTGCACTGATGCAACAAGCGGTAGTAATGTCTGGACTAATGTGGGTGACGGTGCTGATGCTGTAAAACCTATTACTTTTTATGGAAGTAGAGGTATTTGGTTTACTGGGAGTGATAATGCTTCACAGAAGAACACTATTGATTACATCAATTTATCGTCTATATCAGGCACAGCTTCAGACTTTGGGGATGTACCATATACAGCTTCATATACTGGTGCTTGTTCTAATGGGGAAAGAGGTCTTTACGGAGGGGGTAATGGTCAACAAGCGTCTTATAATACCGCCATGTACTACATCACAATATCCACAACTGGTAACGCATCAAGTTTCGGTGGCTTAACTTTAGGTAGATATAGCGTAGCTTCTATGTCTAACGGAATTAGAGGTCTTTGGTGTGGTGGTGAAGCATCTGGTGGTCATACCCCCACTATAGATTATGTAACCATAGCGACAACTGGTAATGCTGTTGATTATGGCGATTTAGTTCACAGCACTCACTCGTCAGGTAGTTGTTCTAGCTTAACTAGGGGTATAACCGCTGGTGGTGGAGGTTACGGAGGTACTTGGGGTAATAACTTTATTTTCTACATGGCAATAGCTTCAACTGGCAACGCTTCGGATTTTGGGGATTTAACTGTAGGGAGGTCTAGGTCTGGGGGGTGTTCTGATGGTACTAGAGGACTAATAGCTGGGGGTATTACTCCATCAGAATCCAATGTTATTGATTACATAACTATAGCTTCAACTGGAAACGCTACAGACTTTGGCGATTTATCTGGGATAAATTATGGGATTGGAGGGTGTTCAGACGGTACTCGGGGGGTCTGGGGAGGTTCGTACAATAGTAATCTTAATAAGATAGATGTAGTGACAATATCTTCGACAGGAAATGCCACAGATAGTGCTAACTTGAGCGTGAACAGGTACTTTCTCTCGTCGTGTTCAGGAGATTAATAAATGAGTAATTTAAGCGATTTTCTCGGAAGTGGAATATCAACAATCTCCGACCTGTCGAATGTAACTGTATCAGCTTCAGACCCAGCGGTAGATACTAACCCGACTGCTGTAGGTGGACTCTGGCTAAACAAAACCAGTGGCGAGATGTACACCTGTACAGACGCAACGGCTGGTGCAAATGTTTGGACAAATGTGGGTGATGGGGCTGCTCCGGTAGCCCCTCAGTGGTACGGAGGGAGAGGTATTTTTGGTGGTGGTCTTACATATCATAATGTTAATTCCAACGTTATTCAGTATATAACAATTGCTTCAACTGGGAACGCTACGGATTTTGGTGATTTGACAGTGGCTAGGGAGCGGTTGGCTTCATGCTCAGATGGAAGTAGAGGGCTTTTTGGTGGCGGTCAGAGCGCGAGTGCTAATGAAAACATTATCGACTACATCACTATAGCTTCAACGGGCAATGCCACTGACTTTGGTGATTTAACATTAGG